AGGTGATCCTCTACCGTGCCGCGGCGTTGTGTTCCAAGTTCCTGCTGGACGAGGACCGTGCGGGTGTCTACACGGAGGAGTACCAGTTCTGGCTGAATAAGTATACCCAGGACAATTCCCGTAGACGGTACACGGCGCGACAGTTCCCGCAGATGCAGGAACCCCACTGATGGTCGCTCCGTCGATCGTCACGTTTCCTGCGCCAATCGGTGGCGTCCGGTTCGATCTGAACCCGACGCAGATGCCGGCCGATGCCCTTGCGTTGGCAACCAACATGGTCTACCGGCAGGGGCACTTCAAGCCGCGATTCGGCTTGGTGTCCCTCGGCTCCGATATTGGATCCACGGCGCGCGGGCTGATCTCTCTCGGTGCCAGTACTGGAGCGTCATGGCGGGGCGCGGGAACCCCAGACGCCTTCGTCGCCGGCTGCGACAACGGCTGGTACACATTCAGCGCGGGTACTTGGACAGCCCTTACGGGCGCGCTGTCCGCATCCAATCACGTCATCTTTCGCATCTTCCCCAAGAGCGGGACCGGCTTCATTGTCGGGATCAACGACGGCAACGACGCTCCCAAGAAGTGGGATGGTGTTGGCGCTGCGATTTCTAACGTTGGCGGGAACCCGGCCAAGGCCAAGGCGATGATGATGCTGGCCAACCGTCTCATCCTCTTCAACCTGACGGCTAATGGTAGCTATTCGGGCGTCATCTCCCCGGTGGGCTACGACGTGTCAGCCTTCAACGACTTCGAGTCTGGCTGGAGCACGACGCTCAACGGGATTCTCATCGACACCCCGGGCGACATCGTTGCCGCGCTCGAGATGGGCGATCTCCAGGGCGTCGTCTACAAGTCTGACGCGATCGTGATGATGGTCGCGCAGGGTGGCGCGGTGCCGTTCCACTTCGAGTGGAAGACGTTTGGCAGTGTCGGGCCGGCCAACTCGCGGTGTGTCGTCGCGGTGAACGACGGTTCGCACATCTTTCTTGGTTCTGACGCTGGCCTGTACCGCTTCGATGGCGTGGGCGCGCAGTTCATGGGCGCCCATATCCAGAAGGCTCTCCAGCGTTACATCAACGCCGACTATACGAAGCTCGCCAGCGATGCGTGGCTGATGTACGACCGTACCCGTAACGAGGTAATCGTTTTCTTCAAGACCGGCAGCTTGAGCCTCAACTCGATCATGGTGAGCCTTACAAACCTCTCCGTGTGGCCGCAGCTTTACGGCTCGCAGATGACCGCCGGCGGCCTGATGTTCATCCCGGGCTCGACGGTGGGCCAGCAGGTCGTTATGATCGGCGGGGCGACCGGCACCGGATGGAAGGAGACGGGCGTTGCGACGGATAACGGGGCGGCCACGTCCGTTTCGTGGTCGCAGGGGTACTCCGATTTTGGGCTTCCCTCGAAATGGAAGACCATCACGCAGATCAATCCTAGATTCACGATCAATCAGGACACGGTGGATTCTGGAAGTTCCCAAGCGTTTTCGGTCGGTGCCGGAATCAGCAACGGGGGGGACATCGGCGGGAGTTCTTCCCGCGAAACGGTCACGGTAAGCCTCGGCGGGGGCGACGGCGCAACCTACTTCGCTAACTTTCGCGCCCGCTGCCAGTTCGGCGGCATAGACGTGGTGGTGGCACCAAACACAACCATCTGGTCCTACGACGGGGCCGACGTTAAATTCATTCCCCGGGGTGAGCGATGAGTTCCAATTTCCCCTACATCCCCACTGGCCTTCCGCTGCCGAGTGCCCCGCAGTCCAACGACCAACTCATCGGTTGGGCGGCCCGTATCGGAATGGCCATTCAGCATCTCAGCCGAGTCGTCTCGTCGCGGCTGATCGAGATGTACAACGCGGACATCCACCCATTCGCCAGCGGGGATGTCCAGATCCCGACCGAGAGTTCGATGATCTTCGCGGGCGTGCTGCGGCTAACCGGCACGCAGCAGGTCCGCGCGTACGGCACGGCGATCCTGAGGGGAATCTAGATGGCGACACTCCTCTTCGACGCCCAAGGCAAGCCGGTCACGCCGGCCTCGGGGCAGATGTACTTCTACCCAGACAATACCAAGAAGGCGTGGAGCTCGGTGGACGACGCGGGCAGGATCACGACGCTTCAGAGCGGGATCGTCACCAACTGCAACACGGGTACCGTGTCCCCCGGCGCGTCCAACTTCTACATCACCGGCTCAAGCCTCGCGCTCGGCGCCTCCACGCTTCAGGTCGGCACGACGATGGAATGGGTCTTCGGCATCACCAAGTCCACCGCGGGCACCGGGACTCCGGTCTTCACGATCGTTTTCGGAACCGCCGGGACGACCGCGGATACGGCGCGCGTGACCTTCACCCACTCCACCGCGGACACTGGCGTGGCGGATCGCTGCGTTGTCCGCATCAACGCGGTAATGCGGGCTGTGGGAGCCTCGGGGGTCTGCGCGGGGATCTACGAGAAGAATCACATCATCGTGGGCGCGACGGGCTTCTCCACACCGGCCAGCACCCAAGTTGAGCAGCTTTCAACCGTCTCGAGCACCTTCGACACAACGACCGCAAGCATGATCGTTGGCGTCTGCGTCAACGCGGGCACGGCGGGCGCGTGGAGCATCGAAACGGTCCAGTCAAAGATGTTTGGAATCTGATGCAAATACCAGTCCAAGACGGCACCACGGTTCTCATGATCGAACAGCGCGACAGCCTTGCCTGGGCGATGGTGCCGGAACTCATCCGCCGCGTGCGGGACTTCTGCACGAAGTACGACAGCGAAGGCGATCCCGTCGCGGTAGACGCGACGATCCGGGCGGAATTCGTCCGTCCGACGCCCGGAGTTGTCGGGTTCCTCCATCTGGACGAGCTCGGTACGCCCATCGGGCATCTTCTGGCGAGCTCGGGCGATTGGATGGGGACGAAGATCGTGACCATCCTTCAGGTGGAGTCGGCGCGTATCAGCGCGCCGCTTGCGGATGCCATGCTGGACTGGCTGTCGCGGTGGGGCACGAAGAACGGCGCCAAGAGCATCCACTGCACGACGCGTAACGAAGCGTTGGCGCGGCTGTTTTCCAAGAAGTACGGGTTTGAGCGGGGAATGGTTCTCATGCGGCGGCCGATCACGGTTGCTCAGGAAGTGAGTCAATGAGCGTCTTGAATGCTAGGCGGCAGGCGATGGGATTCGCTTGCGGCAAGGGAACACTAACCAACTCGCAGGGCCAGATTGACCCCGCGCTGATGCCGTTTTTCCTGCAATCTGCCCGCGGAATGCAGGACTACCAAACCCAGAACCCCCTGACGGGTTTTGCGGGATCGAATCCAGAGCAGACTGCTGGCTTGACACCGCTCGAGTACTACGGGATGGGCGGGACTGCGGCGTTGACGCAGGAATCGCCGCTGTCGGCCTTGGCGCTTGGCAACATTATGAACTCGACTGCGATGGCTGGCGCGGGACCGACCACGGGGCAATACGACCCGAGCCAGGGGCTTTCGCTGGCCGATCTGGTGAATCTGATGAACCCGCAGCGTGGCGTCGTGTCGCCCGCACAGACGAACTACACGCCGGGTGGCGGCGGCCCGACGCCGGTCTACGGGGACAACGGCGGCTACATGGGGCCGGTGTACACCCCGCCCGGGACGGATGGTGGTGGTGGAAACGGCGGTGGCGGCAACGGCGGTGGTGGTAGCCAGTCTGGTCCTCCGCCGAAGTGGAATGACGGCGGCATGGGGCCGCAGTACATGATGGACAGCTACACGCCTCCCGGTCAGCAGAGTTTTGCGATGCCTGGTGGTCAGCCGAGCCTCTACCAGCAGTCGTTGCAGAACTACCTCGGCGGCCAGTCCGCTGCGGACTACCTGCACGGTCAGGGTGTCGGGTTCAACCAGGGGCCGAGCGCGGGAACCGGGTTCACCTACAACGGCGGCACGTATCAGAACATGGGCGCGAGCCACGAAGGCGCGGGGCCCGGCGGGGAGTCGCAGTTCCTCATCAACCAAGGCGTCCAAAGCGGCCAATCCGGTCCCTACAGCGGCGACGTGGCCAAGATGGACAAGGCGATGGCCAACGTCGCGCAGAGCAACTTCCACCAGAAGGTTGCGGGGTTGACGACGGCCCAGAAGCAGGCGATGGCCGCGAGCGGACGAGACATTTTTGGCAACCCTGTTGGCGGATCGAAGCTGCCGGCCAAGACGACCACGGACGCCACGACGCCGCCAGGGGCGACAAGTCCAGTGTTGACCGAGGGCAACCAATGGGGCGGTAGGGACACGCATACTCTTGATCGTTCCGGCGACACTTCGGGTGGGTCAGCGACACCGCCAGCGCAGGCGAGTTCCTACACGCCGCCGGCGCAGACTGGTCAGACGGGTTTTGGCGCGACTCCACAGGGCGGCGCATGGGTACCCGCGCCGCGGCAGACGCCGCAGCTTCCGAGGGATGGCAAGGGTCAGGGACTCCCGCCGACGCAGGGCGGCCCGCCAAGCCGGCCCACCGACCCCAACGCGCCGCCAGCACAACCGCCGTATTTCCCCAACCCGCGGCCGGGAGATCCCAACTACAACCCCAACAACGTCCCGCCGTACGACCCGCGTTCCATCGGCATGACGGGCGGCCCGAACATGTCTAGCCTTCAGGATCTTCAGGGGCAGATGCTAAACGGCGGCCTGACCGGCGCGACGCCCTTCGGGCAATCCCCGGGCATCCAAGCCGCGCAGCAGCGAGTTCAGGGCGTGGACATCATGAACGATCCCGCCGTGGCCTCCGCGCTGAAGAACTTCGAGCAGATCGGCAGCCAGCCGATCAAGAACGAGGCCGCGTTGGCGGGACTTGGCAACTCGAGTGCGCTCACCAACTCCCTTGGCCAAGCGGAATCCTCGATGATGACTCCGCTGTACCTCGACGCGATCAACCGCGAGCAGCAGAGGCTTCAGGGGGTCACCGGGGCGACCGAATCGGAGCTTGACCGACGCGAGCGGTCGAACGTGCGTCAGAGCGAGGCCAACCAGAACTCGATCAACCAACTGCTCGCGCTACAGGGCCAGAACTTCGGCCAGCAGCTTCAGGGCTCGCAGGCGCAGCTTCAGGCGGGCGGGATTCAGCGTGGCGTGGAGCAGCAGGGCAACGAGAACGCGTACAACGACTTTCTGCGTCAGCAGGCGTTGTCGGAGAAC